CTACAGAGAAGCGCTCACCAGCCTGAAGTCTTTCAGCAGGAACACCAAGCTCATTAGCACCCATAAGCTCTACCTTATAAACTGCATTAGAGCCTTCCATTCTAGCATCACCAAGAATGCGGAAAGGATAAACCTCATTGTAGTTACCTACGATAACCTCACCATCATTAAACCAATCCTCAGCAAATACCAGATAGAAAGGAGCAGTACCTGCACCAACCATACCTGAAACACCTACAGGAGAACCATTCTCATCACGTGCCTCTACCAGAGGAATGTTTCTACGAGAACTACCAACTACATCCCATGTGTACTCATCATCAGTATCAAACTCCTTAGTAGGAAACTTTGAAAGATAAGTGTCAAGAGTCTTACCCTTATGCCAGCCCAAAAGATTAACCATAAGGTCAGTAGCCTTCTGTGGAGCTGTACCGTAAATAGCACTAATGTGATTTACCTTAGAAATGTGGGGATTCCAGCCTTGGAAACCCAGCATCTGAAACTTATTAAGCTTACCAGCCATATTTTAAATAATTTAAAAATGTGTTATACTAAAAATCCAATTTTAATCCTTTTCCAATGAATGACTCTGGATCTTCATTAACACTAGTTACAAACTTAAGATTACCATCAGGTGTTCTTGAAGTGTTATTAAGAGTATGCTCTAAGCTTCTTATACCCTTATTAACTTCCTTTTTGACCTTACCTTTTGTTAGTTTGTCCAATGATTTAAAACCATCAGTAAGTGTAAATAGAAGTCCGACATTCTTCATAAACTCTGAGTGATTATCAAGTTCATACTTCTGCAAAGCAGTATAGTATTCACCAGTCTCAGGGTCTTTCCAAACAGGCTTAGAAATGTTATCAAAGATCTTCTGTCTAGTAGTCTTATCAACATCTAAATCACCAAAGAAATTCTTATCCTCAAGAATAGATTTCTCAAGCTTCTTAGCCTGCTCCTTTCTTTCCTGCACTTCCTTCTCTTGAGCTTTCTTAGCATCTTCAATAAGAGCATCATATTCTCCCTTGAAGTAATCTACATTGCTCTTAAGTGCCTCCTTTGCATCTTCAATATCTGTCCCAGCATTAAAGGAACGCTCAACCATCTTGATTGCTCTGTCCTTATTATATCCTCTGTTGACAAAATCCTGGTAGAGTAGTTGCTTTCTTAAGTTCTCACCATTAGCATCTTCTGCTGAAATTGCTTCATCCTTAATAGAATCTAAGTAACGAAGAGTCTGTTCATACTTCTGGACATCTGTAGGTTCAACCCCATAGCCTAAAGCCTTATCAGCTCTCTTGTTTCTTTCATCTACTTTGGACTCTACTAACTTATTGACTAAGTCTAAAAAAGCTTCTGGTCCATCTACCTTATTTATATCTTCATCAGAAAGGTCGGGGAAGATACCATCATCTGCAAAAGCCTTGGCAATGGAAGAGTAGGTATTAGGAGAAGAACCAGTCTTTTTAGACTTGGTATCTTCCTTTTCCTCTGATTCTTCTTCACTACCTACGCTCTCTGATTCCTCATTGAATAAATCCTCAACTCTGGTAATCTCAGTAGTTTCTTCTTGTTCTTTCTTTGTTTCCTCTTCTTCATTTACAGGAGGAGGAGTTTCCTGCTGTTTTTCTGTGTTAATATCAGGAGTATCTCCAAACAAGGCATCTATCTCTGAAGCTCCTAATATTGTACCAAACTCTAAATCTTCCATATAAATTCTCCTGTTTATATTTTAAATTCTGAGTGCAAAGTTATACATAATTTTAGTAACTACAAAACAACTAAAATACTTTACTTATAATACTATTAGTGTCTGAATTGTTTTATTACTTCTTTTAGCTCGCTTTCACTCCAACTTAACTCTTTCCAACCTGTCTCTTTTTTACCCTTAGGTATCTTACCTTCTCTAACATAATTATCAAAGGTAGCCCTACTCATATTAAGATAGGTACAAGCTTGATACTTTGATAATCTTCTATCTTTATCAGTATACTTTTTTAGCATTGCTACTATCTCAAGCTGATCTTCTTCAGATATATTACTAGTACCAGCTTTAATATTACCTAAACATTGCTCTAGTAGTTGAGCTATTACATCCATTAACATACTACTCTGATTCTTGCATTATGTCTTCTATACTTAGACCAGTGCCTTATGACATAAAAGTTAAGGCAGAGTCCTACTAAGAATACTACTATTCTTGATAAGAATAGAAAATTACCAAATCCTAAAAAATACTCATAACTAATACAGGAGCCTACTAAACCCATGTATGCAAACATGGCTCTATGTAACCAACAAAATCCTAATATATCACTAATAAACATTAAAACAAAATTAATCATCAAGAACAGTATGCACAACATGCCTATAAAGGAATTACTAGCAGTATTGTGAACGAAAGTAAGATAATGTCCTTCGATTAAAATACCCACATAAATATTCATTAGTACTGAGCCTAAAACAGGATAATGCTTGAACATCCACAGGGTTAGTATATGCTTCTGTTTATTAGTTATGAGTTTCATATTTGTTTGTTTTAGTTCAACCTAAGCTTTACTCTCCTTCATGAGATTCAGTCTTCTTAGATTTTGACTTTCGCTCCTTATATGCCTGTCTTACACTACAAGAAAGATCAGTACATACTTGAGACATAAAGCTGAACATCTGATTTCGTAGTTCACGATTTTCTTCTTCAAGAACATCATTTCTACGCTCTAGTCTTTCAACTTTTTCCAATGTCTCTTGTAATACTTTCTTGTTATCTTCAGATAGCTGCATATAAAAGTCCAAAGACTTCTGCATTTTATCTATAAGATTTAAGTCAACTTCACTATTGTACTTCTTTCTTGTGAAGAAGTAACTAGACCAACCACTAATTATAGTGGCAGCAAGACCAAACAGGCCTGTGATTAGAACATCATTCTCCATTATATGAACATTTTACTAAGTTTAAATCCTAAAATAATCAGTATAGCAAGAATAAATACTGCTCCTACAGTTATTAGAACCTTCTGCCACCAATGTAGAATATTGACTTCCTTAATCTCCGTTACTGTCTCCTTTATAGTTATAGGTACTGGAATAGAGTCTCTTACACAGATAGTATCCTTCTTAAAGATATATCTGGTATTTAACTTCTCTACATATTTATATACAGTATCAGCTTTGATTTGCATATAAATAGAATCCCTAACATAAAGGCTATCATAAATAACCCTATCTCTGTATTCTATCTTAGTTTCAACTACAGGAACTTCCTTGATAATCTCGCTAGTAATATGCTTAGCAGTACTGCAAGAAGACAGCATTATTATTGCTATTACTATGTATAGTATTCTACGCATATTCTTTAATTTTTGTGCAAAAATAATAAAAAAGAGCCATTTAATAAAGTAAATAAGTACTTTATTTAGATGGCCCTTATTAGATTGTTAATAATGCACACTTAAGTTGTGAGATACTTTTTAGCTACAGGAAACATTAGTTTAGCTATACTTCCTGCTAGATAAGCAGCTTCTTCACTGAATGAATCTATATCATAGAATTGCTCAATATGACTACAAAGATGTTTCTGTTCATGAGCTAAACTACTCATAAATTCATCAGGGGAACTAGTCTTGGCTATTACTATTATTGTTTGCTTGCTTGGTGAGGAATAACATATTCCTGTATTTAAATTATCCTTTTCCATATTCTCTCTTGCATCCTCTGTATAGACTTTCTTAGCACCCATCTCTTTCATTTTAGAGATGATAGTCTCTACATCATATCCATCTGTATAGTAATATGCACAGACATCCCAATTATATTTAGGAATAGTAAACTCTTGTAGTTCCATATTAGTAGCGTCTCATTCTTTTACTATAGCGATCCTTAGAATTACTATAATCTTTGTGTTTCTTATCTTCTTCATCCCACCAGTCTTCCTCTTCTCTCATGCCAAGGCGACCTCTTTCACCATAAGCACCTTCATCAGAGAAATCCTCTTCAAGCTCCTCAATACATTGCATTAACTTGCCCATATGTCTAAGGCCCTTCTCAACATGTTCAGCCATAGAATGAAGTTTGTCTTCAGTAATTTCAATTATATACATAACTGTACCTC